CGTACTGATTGAAGCGCTGGAGGCGGACAATAAATGAAATTCAGCACAGTTCGCATACAACCCGGTTATGGAGGTTGGGTAGTCTATTTCTACGACCTAAAACTTGACCGCCGCAACGACCCCACAGTTCCGCATCCGGCAGGGTTCTATAACTATCCGTGCAAGCTGGGCAAGAAGAAAGCCTTTAAGGCGCTACAGGCGCGGATGGTGCAGGCGCACGAAGAAGAAATTGCACGGCTGACTGGCAGCCTGAACAAACTGAAGGAGTTGAAATGCACAAGCTAACTATGAAGCTGCTCGAAAACATCCCGCACTCAGGGGTTCACGAGCACGAGTTCAGTACCACCCGCGCCGCGAACATGAGCGAGATGATCGACGCGTTCAACGCGTTTCTGCTGGCGTGCGGGTATCACAACCAAGTAACCCTGAAGGAAGACGAAGATGAAACGGCGCAATAGTAGCGGGCCGACTGAGACATATTCCGTAAAGCTGTGGATTACCAATGTCGATGGCTTCCGCGAGCAGATCACAATGTCTGTCAGTATCCAAAGTGATAGCAAGAACAATCACAGCGCCGCCGAAAAGATCGCCGTGAAACGATTTGCCGGAGCGCGGCCAGAGGTTGTATCCGTAACATATCAATGATTGGGGGACACTATGTCTGACCAACTGAGTATCCCAGAAACCCGTCAGGGTATGGCTCGCCGTCGCTTTGCCGATGCGTGCCGAGAAGCCACAGGGCTGGCGTTCTGCGTGTCGTGCCAGCAGACGAAGCCAGAGGCCGAGGTGAAGCGGTATCGCCCGGAGAACTACAGAGGTAGAGGCGGCGCGGTAATCCGGTGCGATGCGTGTCAGGATCGAAGGTTGGCGTATATGAAAGGACAGAGATGACAAAGAAGATGTGCGAAATCTGCGGGGATAAACCCGCAACCGTACCGGACAGAGAGAGGATGGGACGTCTCATTAATAGGGTGTGCTCGTCGTGCCACGCGCGGCGGTTGGCTGGCGATATGAAGTACATTTTGGAGATGCACGCGAAGCGCGAGCAGGCACGATTAGGTCATGACGGGAGTGGTCATGATCCAGTGTGATGCGTGTCAGGCGCGAAGATTGGCGTATATGGAGAAGCGTAAATGAAATATATCGTTGAACTGGTTTTGACTTTAACTATATGCGTGTCGTGGCTTAGTGGGATAGTATTGGCTAAGGGGGTTTGGAGCGCTGCGTTAGCAATATGCTTCCCTCCATACGCGTGGTATTTGGTGATTGAGATGGCGATGGCTACTCTTGGGGCGATCCCGCGATGCGCATGAACACCGCCTGCATGAACAAGAAGCGCCTCCCTGGGTACTGGATTATTGAAACGCAGTACGCCGAGGACGGCTACCCTACGCAAGTGCCGAAGTACATCGAGGACACGATGAGCAAAGAGTGCCGCTCAGATTTCGACCCGCACAAGGTCGGGGCGTGCAAAGGCTGCGAGTACCCGCAGGATGCTGAGTATTTGAAAGAGAAAGGGCTACTTTGACGCGTCCGACTGTGCCAGCAATACTGACTTCTTGTCCGAACTATGACTCGAACCCAGCCAGAAGTTAATCGCAGCGCCGAAGCTGGCCGACAACGCGCCAAGCAACAGTAGTAGAGCCTCAGACGGGCGGATGTTCGGGTCTGCGATCATGGCGATCAGTATCCCGAAGAATCCAATCGTCACTAGGTATGTCAGCACCGAAGGCGTAAGCGACCGCGTGGCGGAGAACATATCTCTTGCCCCCTGGGTGTTCTTCACATCCAGCGCGGCGATGTCGATCTTGTTCGTCTCCAAGAACCGCTTAAATTCGATCTCGGCGGCTTTCATTGCCACGACCTGATCAGATGTTAGCTTGCTCCCCTCCAGTACCTTGGCGACGCTCTCTACCGTCTTGTCGCTCATCCCCAGCTTGTCGGCAATGAACCCGGCAGCAGCGCCGCCGAGCGGGCCACCGAGGGCCGTACCTAACAAGGGCGCGAGCTTCGCTAACCACTCCATTTTCACCTCCAGTTAAACATTGAAGTACGAATAGATCACGCCAGTCAGCGTGAATACCGTAAAAATCAGGATCGCCACCGCAGCACTGAGTAGGTCGTCGTTTTGACTATCGTTCATTCATCGTCCTCCACATGCTCGATGGCCCTTTCCAGGCGTTCAATCTCCGCGTCGATCAACTTCGACAGCACCTTCAACTGATTGACGATAACCTGTAGGGCGTTCATCATTTGTACTCGATTGTGATTTCTTCGCGCCGGTCATAGGCGCTCTCAATCTGTTCCATCAGCCGGTCGAACGCGAACCTGCTACTGAGTACCGCGTCGTTGTTCCGGGTCGCCCCGACGAGGAGGCATCCGTGCGTGTCGGCAGCAGTGTTTCCGGGGTGGATTCGGACTCCAGTAAAGCCCGGTACATCCAAGATGTGAGGAAGCGGGCGCTGAAAACGCTGCGAGAAGTCGATGATAACCTTGTAGGTTCCGCGCGGAATAGCAGTTTGCCCATAGACCTTCTCCCCACCCTCTTCGATTCTGCGGTCTTTATCCTCAAGGCCGTAGCACTGAAACCGGTCATTGACATAGACCTTCGACGTTGTGCTCTTGTCGGTGAAAATGTCCCGCTGTACGGTGATCTTCATATCGCATTTCTCAACAGGTACATGACGAAGGCGCTCGCCAGCGCCCCGACCGTTGTCCCGGTGATCGCCCAAAGTACGGTGATCGTGATCTTCGCGCCTTTGGCCTGCTGGAGTACCGCCTCGTGCTCCTCGCGGTGCTTCTCCAGTGCGCCGATCCTGTCGAATGCACGGGACATGGCCTCTTTGGCGTATGAGTGGTCTTGCTCCAGCTTGGTGATCACCGCCACTGCCGTTTTGACGGAACGGAGGTCATCCCTCAGCTCGTTCAGCCGCTCAAGGATGAAGCGCATCGATGATTCTTGGGTCTGGATGATTCCAAGGTGCGGACATGCTTGACCTGTGGGGATCGGGCAATCGTGTGGGGCAGCCATAGTTACCTCTTTATGTGAATGCCAGATGGGTCAAATGGGTCAAGGAGGACGCTCGCCACCCAGTCTGCTACGTACCCCTTCCACCCGTCCCGACGGATCAGCTTCTCCAACCTCTGGCTGATGGTTAGCTCCCTCGGGAACTCCCAGAAGATCAGGGTGCAGATTACGGCGTTCAGCACAATGTCCAAGCAGACCGCAACTACGACAAGGGGGAGCGCAAGGAGCCAAACCCAGATTGTCATTCGACCATCCAGCCTCGCCCGAAGGATCGACATAGTGAAAACGTACAGCGGCCATAGGGCATAGACTACCAGTAGGCTCCACAATACCCATATCACAGCGTCACCTCTATCTACCGTGGAAACCGTGCTTTTATTTCAGCGACTTTGGCAGCCCAAGTCCCGCCTGGAACATCGCCTCGCTGCTCTTGAAAAAACAACGGATCAGACTCTTTCTCGTAAGCCCGCTGCCGCTTCGCAGTACATATTTCATATGCGTCAGTCTGGACAAAAGCACTCACCGCCCCGCCCCAAGTAGCAAAAGCTGTTGCCAACTCTGCATTATTTGTATCTTGGAGACTTAGCAGTGTATCTCCAGCTTCTTGCGTAGTGCAGATAACCGCAGTGTTGTCAGGGTTAGCGTATTTGGCGCTTATAATGGTGTAGCTCATGGTTGAATCTCCTCAACAATTAGTGCTGCTCTGGATACTCCGCCCATAAGCCGTGAACTTGTGGCAGCGTTAAACCATAGATTGGTGCTACTGGAGCCTGCACGAATCTTGTATGTGTGAGCAGCGGTATCTCCAGGGACGTGTTCAAAACAGAACGCCAGCGTATTACACTGCTGGGCGCTTGCCCCATAGTGCGGAGTTGCATGAATAGCATTGGCTACAGAATCCCAAAATAACGCCACAACGATTTCAGAATCAGTCACTGTTTCGCAGTGCCCAAAAAATGTCACACGCACACGATTGGTTGCTGAAGATAACGCCCCAAGAGATACAGTCATAATCTCAGTTCCCTCTGTGTTTTGGGGAATTGTGTCGTCAATTGGGATGGTGGGCGACAGTGCAGCAGCAGTCGTATATTCTGCATATCCTCGCTGCACAGTCTTCCCGGCCCCGCCCGCAGCAGTTGGCGGTATTTCACGAACAACGTAATCAGTACCGTCATAAGTGACTTTTGACCGCCAGCCAGCAGGTATTTGTGTCGATGTGACAGCAGTCAGTGTCCCTCCCGAGCCTCTATATTTCAGACTCTTAGCAGTTAGTCCTGATATAGCAAGAGTTGGAGTTGCACCAGCAGCAGTGTGAAACTCTACGTCAAACTCCTGATTTTCAGCCAATGCGGCTAGTGCGGGCGTTGGTGTGAGAGTATAGGCTGTAGATGATCCTCCAGTGGTGTACGCTGTATAGGTTTGAGCTTGCAGCGATGGCGCTACGACGAGTTCGCCGCTTGCGTCAGGCGTATTGATTGTTCTATCTGCTGTCGGTTCGCCAGCGGTCAGGGTGGTTTCGTTGGCATCGGCAGTAGTCCCCTCGAAGACGACACCTTTGCCAGCACCAGTCAGGATCACATCGCCCGTAAAGGTTTGATCCCCTGTGAAGGTATTGGCGCCTGATGTCTTGGCAGAAGGGTGTCCTCCTGCGGTAGTACCATCATGGACAACTACTACATCCTTGTCGGTATCGACAGTTATCTCACCAACCGCGCCAGTAAAGGTTGCATGTTGTGCGGTCGTACCGCGACGGCGTTGAACTTGTGTACTCATGGCACTGTCCCATAGTCAGAGGTTGTTCCCACGGCGTCAGTCACCAGACCGTAATCGCCATTTGTAAATCCTGCGGCTGTAACAGCAGACGCCGCCGCGTCAATTGCATACTGCTTAGCCGAGTAATCCGTGGCGGCAACGATATTGGTCGATACCGCCCAATTCTGAGCAAGCGTTGCACTCGCTGCCGCATTAGTCTCAGCAGTTTCAGCGTTCGTCTCAGCAGTCTCAGCGTTCGTCTCGGCAGTTTCAGCAGCAGTTTTCGCAAGTTCTGCCGCTGCCTGTGCCACCTCTGCCGCCAGTCTCGCTGTCACTGCGTTGGCCTCGGCAAGTTCCGCATTCGTCTCGGCAGTTTCAGCATTTGTCTCAGCAGTCTGAGCATTCACCTCCGAACTCAGCGCAGCAGCAGCACTTGCCGCAGCGGCAGCAGCACTTGCCGCAGCGGCAGCAGCACTTGCCGCCGCTGCGGCTGCATCTGCAACAGTGTCACTGGCTGAGTTATCCAGGCCGTCTGCTGTAGCATTCCATACCAGTGAATAACCCGCCACAGGTGACGGCAGCGTCAAGGTGATCGCAGCAGTCTCCGTGTCACTCAGGATCACCGCACGATCTAGGCGATCATCAAGGCGTTGAGCAATGATGGTCAGTTTGTCCAGTGCGTCCTCAAGAGTCTCAGCCGGTAGTGGGTCGTTCTCCACCAAGTCCGTACCTTGCGTCAGCGCAGGGTCTCGGATGATGACAACAGACTGTCCGTTCGTCGGAGCCGTGAGAAAGGTTACTGTACCCCCCGCATCATTACCCGCACCTGACACGGTGTAATGAGTAGTGATTGTCTTGAGAGTTCCAGCCTGATATACTTTCAGGTCTGCGTTGGTGAGAAACTTGTAACCGAACGCAAAGGCGGTAGTCGCACCATTGCCCGTATATGCCACTCGGTTGGTTGTTGAACTAATGGTCACGGTGCTACCTCCTGTCCTACCATATTACCAAAAAGAGAACGGCTTGGGAATCATTGATACCCCAACCAGTAGTTTGATTTATAGTTCTTCTCTGCGAGGTTCCGCATCCGAGCCTTGTACCCTGGACTTGCGTACTCGTTGAGGTCATCGAGGATCACGTTATGCAGCACACCTCGCGTCCAGAGAAGATTCTGCATCGGAGTGAAAGCCTTGGCAGTATCAAGGAAACGCTTGGCAACCTTGGTGTCATCCTGTCCTAAGCCTGCTTGAACAACCTCCTGTCCCATCTTACCCAACGTCACCATCTTACCAAGGGTCGGCCCTGTGATACTTTCGAGAGGGTCGCGCCCCTCCCAGTCCGTCGCCAGGATGTCACCCGCAAAAGACAACCCGCCACCCTTAATCATGGCCTTGAGTCCGAACTTGGCGTTGATCTCACTCGGTTCACGACCCTGTGCGATGTCGTTCATCCACAACCCGAGACCACCGAGCACACTGGTCATGCCAATGAGTTGAGCGTTATAGAGGAACTTGTTGGCAAGTCCGTCGTTCATGGACGCACGCTGCATCATGTGTTGGCGCAGATAGGCCCACGGGAACGACTTGAACTGGAGCAGTGCCTTACCGATACTCGACCCACCGAGAAAGCGATCCATCTCCACCTTTGCCAACATCCCCGGCTGGAGTACCGCCATCTCAGATTCTTCAATTGCCATACCTGTCAGCTTGAGAGATGCCTCGCGTCGTGCTGCTTCGGCTTTCTGGGTGCTATTGGTTCCAAGGAGATTCTTTACTTCCCTGAGATCGACAGCACCCACCTGGACAGAACCAAGACCTGTACCTCCGTAGGAGGTATCCACCTCTGCCAGTTTCAGGATTTTCCAATCGGTCTCAGTGAATCCTTTACCTTCGAGCAAGGCGCGATCTTCAGCAGACAAAGTGTTCCAGTCGAACTGACGAGTCTTTTGTCCAATCTGATCCAAGACGAAGGTGGCGAAGGCGGTACGGTGCATCTGAGTAAAGAAACTCGACCCACTGAGTTTCATGGTCGTTGCCGCCATCTTTCCCCAGAAGCCGTTACTGTTCATGTCATCAGCCCACTCAAGGGTTCTCTCAAGTGCCATGTCGAAGGCCACTCCTGAACTCTGAGCAAAGCCCTTCATCTCCCTGCTACCGTAGAACCCCATCTTGTGCAGCCCCCACTGCTTGACTGACAGGTTCAGTACTCGTGCCGTGGCAATCGCAGTACCGTTATCAGCCAACTGTGAGGACAGGATGGAGCCGAGAAGCGTGGAGATATTGACATTGTGGAGTGTGCGAAAGAACTTCCTCATTGCCATGCTCTCCTCATTGGAGGAGTTGCCTGTGAAGTATCGGACGATTGTTTGTGCCTTCGCTTGTTCTTCTCCTAGACCATACTTCCCACTAGCACTGTCAATCTTGACAGCCCTGTCCATCATCTTCGATAGAGTGTGCAGAGAGTTCGGCCCGAAGGTCTCCATCAACACCATGTCGCGTGACATGCTGGAGATATGACTGTTGATCTGGTCGAGCAGTGATCCAGCACCATACTTGTCCATCATCGCCAAGTAGGAGTCTGCATTCTTCCAATGCAGGACACGGTGATTCCTGTTCCGATTGGCGATAGTAGAGGCAAACTCTTTCATTGAGGCATTCTTGGACGCACCATCGGATACGAGAGTCTGATAAGACTCATTTAAGAATTCTCGCATCTTCACATCATCGAGCAGGTTTCCGTCTAGGTCTGGGTATTTCGAGCGATCAATGTGCTGCATTGCATCATTGACCCACCTGTCTCTACGTTGGAAATAATCAAGCCGCTTCGGTATCCCGCCTTCCATGACGAACGTCGGCCCCCACACTCTGAACATGTCCATCTTCTGAGGGAGCCATCCTTTCAGTTTCCCGATGTCACCACCAAGAGCATTGACTTGATCGAGAATAGAGTCAGTGACAGTCTTGATCGCCTGCGCTGCTTGCCTAGCTTTCGCGTTTCCTGTGTTCTCACCCAAGGACTCCCGTACTACTGCATCAATGCCTTCTCGATTAGTGAATAACCCACCAAGAGTACCCTCGCGCCCGAGGTCAAACAGACTCCTCAGTTGCTCACTGTACCCCATAGCAATGGTCTGAGCACGCTTCTCAAGACTCTGGATATTCCCACGGTTATCGGCGTTGAATGCGAACATCCGAATGATGGAGCCGAAGGCCGAATGACCTTTTCCGACCATGACATCGAGAGTAAGATTCGCCTTGTGCTCTGCGAGAATCTGCAACTCCGCTCTCTGCGCCTTCTTGATCGCGTCGTGCTTGAGTTGTTCAGCGAGCAGCTTGCCAGTCTCCTCAAGGCGTTGCGCCGGAGTCATGGATGCAAAGGCCGCACGATCCTTGATCGCCAGTTGCTTCATGGTGTCGCGAACTTTTTGCTCGATCCCTCGCATCTCACCTTGAGTGATCGCCCTACCGAGTTTGGCAGCAGCGTCAGTAACGGCAGCTTCGCAGCGTGGATTCATATCAGCTTCCTAGACTTATGGCGCAAGCAATGGCGACCTCGTGGAGTTTAGCATCCTCGTTGATGCGCTTCACCTCCAAGTCAGCACGATCTAGCATCTCTTTGGCAGAGACAATCGTACCGTCCTCCGCAGCCACTTTGATGTCAGGATTGGTCTCGATAACTCGCATTGCCTCTGATCGGGCGATGGACTCAGGAGTGACTTCTTCGGGAGGAGGTTTCGGTACTTCACCTTCCTTCGGAGGTTCTTCTTCAAGACGCTTCTGAATCTCAGCATTCACCTCCTGCTGAGTCGCCTTCACTTCTTCCAGTTCTACCCGATGTTGCTCGATGGTCTTGCCTGTCTCTTGTAGCACCACCTCGTCAATCGCTTCATCTGTGGCGCGAACAGCAGCACCAAACTCAGGGTTCGGCACATCGTCAATCACCTTCGGAGTCACGATCTCAGCAGCAGATTTACCCTCCATGAGTTGCATGGAAACGTCTATCTGCCCCTCCTCGAACTCAGTCAGGCGCGCCTCATCTTTAGGGAGACCAGGGTCGCGAGTCTCAATCGCCTTCTTCTTCTCCAACTCAAGAGCCGTGTCGATCTCAGTCTGAGTCGGCTTCTTACCGAACAAGGCTCTTGCTCCGATAGGGAACACTGCACCGAGGATCGCCTCAGTGACCATTGCCTCACCGTCAAAGACTCGATGATTAGCAGCTTGCGCCTCATACCCTGCGTCAGCCAGTGCTTTGCTGGTAGCACCGCGCTCCACCATCCCGAGACCCATGTTGATACCGACACCACTGGCGATCTGAGTAGCGAGTTTGGTGCCTATGAACGCGGGGAGTCCTGCACCCACTCCCATCGTGACACCAGATACTCCTGCACCCATTGTGGCAGTAGCAGGGTCTATACCCTGGTCAATCATCTCTTGATACTTGTCATAGGCAGTCATACCACCCAAAGCTACAGCGGCCCCTACAGTGCCTCCTGTGGCTGCTGCAACCCCTGCCTCGGCGATGATCGCACCGAGACTATGGACGACGTTCGACGCGGCTCCTGTGCGGTATGGATCAGGGCGCGAGTCACGGACAAATTGACGAGCGATCTGTCGGTTGTCCTCAATGACCTCCTTGACATCGATACCGACCGCGCCGAGCATCCCCTGTACCGGAGGCCCGAGAGCCTCGATTAGTGACGCACGAGCTACGTCGATACCATGCTCCGGCCCCTGCACCAGTGCAGTACCGAAACCCTTGAACATCCCGACTTCCTCTGGCGCTGTCCTCGGCTGGAGATGTGCGACTTCAGACTTGGTGATTAAGTCGATCATCGTTTCAAGAACCCTTTAGAGAAATCCTCGTACCCAGTTCGACCAAGCCCCAAGTTTCCAAACTCATTTGCGGACGACGGACGAGGACTATCTGGCGGCGAAGTCCTCAATTCTGAGGTGAGAGGAGTCGCAAGTTCCTTCTGATCCACGAAGATGTTCCTCGGCCGACCGCCGACAACAAGTTGGTATCGCCCGCCATCCACCATGCTCAGGGAGTATTCCCCCCACTGGAGTTGAGTCGGTTTCGACTTCTCATCGAACTGGAACGCCTTGGTTTTCTCTGCCACAATGCTCTGAGTCCGAGTGAGGAACTGATCCTCGTCCATCCCAAATGGTCGAATGACAGCGTTTGACCCGATCTTGGTGGGAGTTCCCATCACTGCCTCAATTGAAGCATGAAACGCCTTCTTATTTTCGGTTTTTAGATCACCACTGAACTCAAGATTCGCAGCAGGGTTAGCCTTACCAACACCAACATAATGAGCAGCACTCGCCTCAATGTATCGGTTGATCGCACTCTGAGGTATCTCACCAATGATGCCTTTGTCGCGGATATAGGCTGAGAACTCTCGGGCAAATTCCTCGTTGTTGGGGATCAACCCTCGGACAGTACCTTTCTCCTGCTGCTGCCCTTCACCTCTGAGGTTCGCGTTGATGATCTCACGACCTCGGAGGATATTGTCAGAGGTCGGACGAGCCTTGTCGCCACCGAACGGACTGTAACTGATCGAGGATGCCGCCAACAACGCCCCGTCATTCGGAGCAATCTGCTGCATCATCGCCATGTACTTCTCTTGGGGTAATGCTCGACGAGTCGCAGTCAGCCAGTTGGACAGTGAAGTACGATCCATGCGATTGATCTCAGCACTCGCCTGAGCCGCCTCGCCGTTTGTCAGTGGTTTGTACGATGTCCCATAAGACTGCGACACTGCGGAGGCTTGAGCATCCCGCACCTGCACACCCTTGGTGAATTCAACAGGATCAGCGAAGTTCGTAATCGGAACAATTGAGGATGTAGTGGAAAACTTGAACGCTTGAGCCGTACCCATCGGGTCGTCCATGCGTTGTTTGTTCCACGTCGCAAGTTGTTTCGCCGCATAGTCACGCAACGCGACCTGCTTCTCGTACATTCCCGGCTCACCACCGGCAACAGGTTCAAGAGTCTTGAGGTACGCCTGTTGGTCGGCAATAGGAGCGTTCTTGAGATACGAAGTCTTGGCGACAGCATCCATCGTGGCAACATAGTTGGCACGCTGGAATGGATTAGCAATCTCCTCGGCTCTCGGCGCATCGCGAGGAATCGCCCCTTTCTCTTTGGCAAACGCTATGGCGTCATCGACTCGTCGTGACAACACCTCATTGGTAACAGACTCTTCCTGTTTCTGTCGTTGTATGGCTTCCCTAACCCATTTGTCACGCTGCGGAGCGTCAAGGTCTTTCCACCAGTCGGGAGCGTTCTTCGGGTCAAGGTTGAACGGTATGTCCCTCCCTTCCGCAGCAGCAGAAATCAATTGCACTTGAAGTTGTTTTATCTCCTCGGGCGATTTACCTGCTGTATCCACACCTCTGATCTTGGATAACAAGTCAGTCCGAAGAACATTACTCTCAATGGCACCTTGCCCCGCCATGATTGCAAGCTGCTTGTTCTTCTTCTCAATGTCCTCCATGAACTGCTGCCGACCGATAGCCGACTCGTAGCCTATGGGTTTGAAGATTCCAACGCCTTGTTCGACTTCTCTCTTATTTCCTTCGACGATCTCTTTATAGGAGTCGGGGTTAGCAAAGACACGGTTCCCCTGCGACTCGATGATCTTGCTGTACTTCTCGCTGCGATCCTTGGCGGCAAGGGTCACATCGAACCGGATGGACTCCTGCATGGCTTGCTGCGTGATACTCATACCGTGCAGCGTCACATACTTCCGCGCACCTGGAGTCTTGTAGTTGCTCTGGAGACCTTTGTAATATTCAGCAAACTCCTTTTGCACCAACTCAGTAGTCGGGACACCCGGGGTCGCATTGGTCTGCAACTGACGAATCCGCTCATCCAGGACACTCCGCGACTCCATGATCTTGATCTGAGCATCGGACTCCTCTTGCTGTTCGCGATGCTTTTGCATGAATTCAGCTACATCTCCAAGTGCTTTACCTGCACCTGAGAAGTCGAATCCGCCACCCATGTCCTCAGCAGTAGCACGACGCCCACCGACCTCACCACCGACACTGTACTGCTGAATGTATTCTTTAATGATCGGCATGGTCTATCCCATTCTCTCGAATTTTCTGTCTCTATTATCAACAGGGGCGGGAGCCTGGGTGTCATTCACCATCCCTCTGTAACCGTGAGCACCCGCCATTAATAGCGAAGTCCCGGCCTTGTAGTAACTTTCCTCAATGGCGTTCTCAGCACGCCTCTCGTCAAGTAGTGCCTGCCCTTCAAGACCATGAGCCTTGATGGCACCACCATAGAGGATATTGAGTCGATCCAGTTCTGCTGTAGCAGCGGATTCAGCCATGACATCCATCGCTGATCCTTCAATGGTCACACCCGACGCCCCATAACCGGCGCGCATCTGACCAATCTTCTTCACTGCCTCACGTTGTTGTTTGGCAGCGTTGGCAGCAGCTTGCGCCCTACTGGCGTCAGCGTTCTGACGCGCCAATGCTGCGTTGTAGCGCGAAGCGTCCGCCGCACGCTGTCCTTGCTGAACCGCCCCTATGGCCTGAAACACATTTGCCGCAACCATCAATGCTTCCATGATCTACCCTTTTACCATTGCGTAGAGAGCACAGTCGCGCCCATCGGCAGCATAAGATCGCATCCGTTCTGCTTCCATCGAAAACCCGAGCATCCTGGCCCAACGGTGCGCTTCCAAGAAATCACAATCGACCGACATCTCAATCCTGCGAAACGGCGCAATCCTCAGATACCGCTTCACTGCTCTCGTCACCTGTACCATCCGATTCCCAACAGCCTCAGCAATGTAAGACCATGCGTACCCTCGCCCCTCACCCACATCAATGACTCCAGCGACTACCAGAATCTCGTCATCGTCATAGACCGTATAAGCCTGCCCTGGGGCAGTCTCTATAGACTTGGCGACCTCCTCCGTGACGTAATTCTCCAGATGCTTTTGACTCGGTTGGAACTTTATCGTCATCAGATGTTCGCTCTTGAACGGTCTCACAATGATCATCTATCTTGAGTATGAAGCTGTGGGAAGATGCCCAACAGAGTGAAGGGAAGTGGTTGATCCTGTCGAATGTAAATTTGCCCCAATGTATCATAGGCTCCATTCCATGTCATCGTTTTGTCGCCCGTGAACATAGGAGGAGGATCGCCAAGAGAGTCAGCCGAGGTGCGGAACGGGAGGGTGTCGAGATTGGTGGCGTCCGGCCCAAATTTCATCCCAAGTGTGTCATAGAGCCTGATCGCTACTCGGTGGATTCGCTTGGTCTTACCTTGCGCCGTACCGTCGGCAGAACCTGCTTCAATCCGTAGGGTTTGCAGGTTGGATTCGTATTGCAGTCCAATATGGATCAGTGACGCCGACCGGACAAGAGTAACACTACCGTTGGCGACAGTGCGATCTGGATGAGTGGCACCATCGGCGAGCACCTGTACGGTCTGCCCCTCCAGATGCCATAGACCACTGATCGTCGTTGCTGGAGACCCATCATACTCCAACCCACAATCGACGAAGTGAGCAGTGGTCGTATCATCCCCGGTGAAGGCCGGAGTGATATACTCGACATAGCGCTTGGTTTCACCGTTGATCGTCCGCTTGATGATCAACCATGTCTCGTCCGACGTACCATCAGGTGTCGGGATAACAGCCACCGACTCTACCACAGCGTCACCGGTGCTGAACGAACCACCAAACACTTGACGATGCCAGCCGATCACATCCTGATCTCGCTCGTAGGTCATACCAACAAGCACACCATCGGATCGCACAAACCATACAATTGAGCTGGGCTCCTGCTGGTAATCGAACTCGACCAAACCGCCCTCAGTAATGTGCTCCGAGATGACGGTCATATCCGGGCTTCTGAAACCATCCACCTCGAACACATAGGCGAGTTCGCGGACTTTTCTTCCGGCCCGTTGGACATAGATTGCCGCCTTACCAGTGCGTTTTGCCTGGATGTTCGCAGTCCCATAGGTGGTACTGCGCTTGGCCGTTACGTTGGTGGGCGACAGAGCCTCCTGCAAAGTGCTTGGACGCACGATCCATTCGCCACCGACTGTCCCGACAAGCAGACCTTTCTCGTCATCGACCATCCATCGGATCACATTGACATCCGATGCGTTGAGGGTCACAGCAAATGCGTTGTTGTCAGCAATCGTACCAGTAGTGTCACTCGGAGCAAAGTTCTCATAGTCACCTGTGTTCGATCCGTCGATCCTCTGAGGATACGCAGTTGCACCGGCAAAACACAGACGATCTTCATAGAACATGACACATCCGGGGTAGCCTGTAGTAACAGACCACACCCCAAGTCGCCAGTCAGTTGAGGCGGTAGCCGCATTCGGACTGCGATTCACTGTCGCCGTAACCTGGGTCGCTGATGTATATGCAGTAATCTCCAACCATCCCCAAGTAGTCCCACCAGACTTGAAGCGGATCAAACGTCCAACGTCCGTACTTGCAAATGTAGAAGCACTCGCCGTCACCGTAACGCTGCCAGATGTCGCTGAAAGCGTCAAAGTGGTCGCCGATGTATTGACCGGAAGGTAAGGGCCATCTTGGAAGCTGATTGTCGAGAGTGTCCATGACGTATGCCCCGTCCGAGATAGTTTTCTCGGAGCATAAGACGGGTGAGTGATGTAAAGAACATCGGCACTTTGAGTGAATTTCAACTGAAACAAGTCAGCCGTGGTGTAACTCGTCGTGACTGTATAAACCTTCTCGGCCGTACCACCGCTCGTGTAGGTTGTGTAGTTGGTGCTGTTGATGTTGGTACCTGACATCGACTGCAACTCGTAAGTGTTGGCAGCGACGTTAGCAACCTTGAAGTTCCGACTATTCACCTCGGTCATCCCGGCGACACCAGAGATGAACACCTCGTCTCCGTTGCTGTATCCGTGAGCGTTACTGGTCACGACCGCTGGGTTAGCCTTGGTGATCCCTGTAATATTGGTCGCCGTCAGCACTACCTGACCGCGATCCTTGAAGATTCGGATGTAGTTGTTACCGAACTCCAAGACATACGACTGAGTTACACTGTACTCGAACGGAACGAGACGAGTTTTGGCAGCACTCGACTTGACCTCAGCCACGAACATCGTCCCTGTACGCCGAGTCACACCACCCTGTACCATTGGGATGAAGTTCTCACATACTGCGAGACCGTTCTTGTACTTGTCGAACCGAACACGAGCAGCAGTGACCGGGGAAAACTCCCCTGAGTTGAAACTGTCCTGGATCGCCGACGCCTTCATCAGTTACGCACCGTCAGCCAAGTATCGGTCTGCTGCTCCGCCGAAATGTTCTCAAAGGCGTTGAGCTTCCTCGCTTCACGCATGACACGCTTGTAATCCTCACGCACTGTCTGCGCCTTGGTGTTACTCTGAGTCAATTCTTCACACAACTCCATTGCGAGAGCGCAAGCCAATGCTTCGGTAAAGAGTGAGTCATACTGGTTACTGTCCTCCTCGCGCTTAATGTACCGAATCTCAAGCGAACTTACCTCATTGGTCAGAATCTTCCTACCCTCGATCTGCCAATCCAAGTCAGTGATATTGGATGCAGGGTCAGGAGGAAGCAGTCGCAGGCAATCCGAAGGGAGAGTAAATTGTGCCGTGTAACCGAACTCTGGAGCCGTGGCATCTTCCGCCAAGGTGGTACGAGTAATGGCGAAGTTCCAAGGATGCGCACGCAACTCAGCATCTCGAACAGGCTCAAACGCCAGATTACAGGCGCGAGCATTCACGCTATCCTGAGTTAAGGAAGTGATGCGTTCGGCACCTAGTTTTTGCAGCGCACGATTGCAAATATCGACAAACGACGACATTACTACCTCCTTTTACGTCTGCGTCTCTTCCCGCCATTCCCTGTGCGGTTAAGTCCTGACATTATATGATGATACAGTACAAGCAGCATGTCAGTATTCCGTTACGGAGATATTGCCAGTGACGTTCTGTGTTGCCGTTGTGGGTTGGTACGCCAGAATAATCTGCCCGGCGGTATTGTCGATGTCGATAGGTAACGACTTTAGACCAGCTTGGATACTCGTTGCCCCAGCCCCACTTGCATTCATCGGGAGCGCAGCAAGGATTCGCCCTGTCCCGGCGGTGATGGTCTGCCCAGCCCCTACCGTGCCCTCCTCGATACGGCTATTCGCAGCCCAGGTCAGAGGGGCGGACAGCGTGGGGTTGAGAATCAACAGGAGAACGCCTGAATCCGTACTGGCTGAGGCAATCGACGCCCCGAACTCTGAAATATCCACATGGATATTGCGGTACGTCGCGGACTTCCGAACGCCCTTCAAGGCGTAGATCGTGCCCACGGTGTTGCACGCCAGTGGAGCAGAATAAACCGACAGCTCCTCGCCCTCCTCAGAGGTCGTGCCTTCAGATGAAACCTGCGAGCAAATGGCCTTCATTGACCCAGCACCTGTAGAGCTGCGAATCTCATACCGAATCGGTTGGTTGGGGGATTGGACGATCAGCTTATCCTGCGTCCCTGCGTGGTTGGTGATGGTGTGGATCAGGGTGAAGCTCCCATTCACCACCAGAAACAGTCGCAATGCCGCCCCGCCAAGCCACAAGAAGTCGATTTCATTGACCGAGAACTTCGACCAGTCGTAACTGCTGATCAGCGAGTAGTTGTCCCATGATGTCCAAGGGATATTGTGCGTTTCAGTCCCGTTGTTAGAACAGATCAGGCGATAGGTCGTCCCGTCCGCTTCAAGCCACATCCCATCAAGCGTCGCGGAGTACGGGGCGACGGCCGACGACGAGAAGTACCCGACGCGCTTCACCACGTTCGACTCGTTGGCGAAGTTGATGTAGGTCGTCTCGATCATCTGCGGCTTGCCGGAGAAATACGGATTCCAGTGCTTCGCCTGCCTGACAAGATACTGCCCAGCCGTCACGGACATGGTGATCATGTTGGCCGCGAAGGCCGCAGTCCCAGTCCCCTTAGTGTCCCACTTGAACGTATCTTCAGCGCCGAGAATCTTGCCGTCGAACAGGGTGGTCGGGTTGCTGGTTCGCACCCGGCCCGCAGCGTCCATCGCCATGTTCGGGAGCGACATTGACAGGCGCTCGCCTGCATAGACTTCAACCCGCTGCCGATAGACAGACTGTCCGCCAACAGTCAGAAGAGCGGCATCGACCTTCTTCCCCGGCCCGTCGTCATGCAGTTGGACAACTCCATCTGCCATGACGAATTAACCGAGGATAGCTGCGACTTGCTTCTTGGCTGCGGCGATCTTCTTTTCGATTGCGGCAAGTTCCTCGGATGCCGACTTGCAAGCATCCTTCAGATCAGAGAGGTTGGCCTGCCACGTCGTCACCGCAGTCTCGATCACCACCGCCTCAGCCTTTGCATTCTCGATAATATTCAGCGCGTCAGCTTGCGCCTTCGACACCTTCTGATCAGCCTTGGCAATAGCTTCTGTCTTAATCCGCTTCGCTTCGTCCCTTGCACCCTGAACATCAACCAACGCCATGTTCGCAGCAGCCCTCGCTCGATCACATTGGTCATTCAGATCAGCAAGTCGCTTCTCAGCTTCCTTGGCGGCGTTCTCCAACGAACCTACCTTTTCAAGAGCCTCGGACACCTGCTCAACAGCACGAAACCCTTTGAGGATTTTGCGGACTTCATCAGCCGCTTGAGAATAAGACATACTCATCGCATGACCCTCCGGCAGAGTATCGTTACAGTGAGAGAAGTAGTGCCGTCACCCGCCGTTACCGAAGGGCGCACATATCGAGGAGCTTCAACGACCTCTTCAATTCCCGCTGCCGTCTTGGTAATCGCATTACCTTGAGCGTCAGTCAGAGCAAAGTAGTTCGTCCCGTCCAAGGAACCTTGCAGGGTTACAGAACCACCAGAACCGAACGTACCGGTGACGGCAACAGTCATGCTCGGGAAGTCAATCATGTCAGCAGGAGCACCCGAGTCATCGCTATCCAATCCAGCCCATGACAAAAGGCATGACGGAATTGCAGCAGGGAGATCGGTTCTTGCCAAAGCGCGAATAGCGTCAGCCATGATCGACCCCTTACGCTATGGGACTGGTTTCAGTGGTTTTGAGGTAATTCACAATCGCCTCAAGACCTAAGATCACATTAAGTTTGGTCGTGTAGATTGTATCAGCGACACGCAACTCAATGGCCTCACCGGAAGTCGAACCACCTTCCGTAACCATGTGAGTCATCTGTTCACCAAGAACCACCGAATAAAATTTATCAGCCATCTGAATCTCCTGAAAGGAGGGGGCCGAAGCCCCCTGATCCTTAGATCACATACTCAACCCAAACAGCCATCGTGCCCGTAGCAGCAGCAGATGCCGATACAGCAGTCACATCATAGTCGCGGTTAGAATCAGCCGACAGACCAAGGCGCTGCCACAAGGGCTGCTCGATCTCATCGATCAGAGTAGCCCCGCGCTCGAATGTGATTTCCGTAATGCCGACCGCCGACGTAGCAACGTCCAGGGCAGAAGCGAAGAAGTCAGCATCGGCGACCGCACCACCGTTAGCCGTGGTCTGATACAACCCGACATTCATTGTCAAACCAGTACCAAGGTCGTCGCACGAGTAGAAAGCGCGAACCATCTTAGCATTGGAAGGAACAGTACAGAAGCGATACGTCGAACCGGCATCGCCGCCAGCACACTCAACCTTACCGTAGGAACGGAAGACTTGACCGGGGTTGGCAGTAGTCAGAACAACAGGAGTAGCGTCACGATTAGTGATGACGCCAGATTTCAGATTTTCAGCAGCCATGTTTGATCTCCTTCAGATTAAGCGCGATAGGACTCGATGGCGTAGACCTTGTCTTCCTCAAGACGGGTCGCACCGGCAGTCATGATGGTGTAAAGCTGCCAGGGTTCGCCTTGCAGATCGTTACGCTTCGAGACCGAGTTCTGAATGTCGTTCCACATGCCGAGGTACATGCCCGACTTGCACCACACAGGCAGAGTAACCTCGTTCGTACCAGCAAGACTGGTCTCAATCTGCTCACAGTGAATCAGGTTGAACCCGAGGAACTGCTGAATCTTACCGTCAGCCAGAACCGGACGAGCGTTGAAGTCCATGTTGATGATCTGAATCTCATTCAACAGAGAAGCATGGTCAGCGGCAGTGATGCCGATGTAGCATTCTTCGGTGTCGAAGTCGATATGATTCGCCATCATCAGTTCCTTGACGGCCTTGATCTTGGCGACATTCAGTTTCGAGTTCGATCCACCAGTCGCAACATCAACCTCGTTGGCAGCCGTGAAGCTGGTAGAAGTCGAGCCGGTTTCACCCGTCTTCGCAGTACCAGTGAAGGCAGCGCAGATCAACTTGTCGAACTGGCGACCGGCAGCCATCACCGCATTCTGCACATAAGCCGACGACGGGTCAGTAATGAGGCGCAGCTTGTCGAAATTGTCGATCAGTTGAGGCAGATCGAAGTCACTCGGGAAAACCCAGCGACGATCAGTGGCGGCATCAACACGCGACATCGGATTGAAACGACCCGACACAGCCTGCATCTCGATTGCACCAATTTGATCAACAGGCGATGCCTGCTTGCCGACATGAGCGCCAGTGGTGACAGCACCACGGAGTTTAGAGCCTTTTTGTTGCAACAGTAGCGCGATATTCGTGCTGTACTGTTGGACGTAATGGGTAGGGATATTCACAGACATGATAGTCTCCTATGAGTTAACGAAAAGTTCGTAGCCCTTTTGAGGCGGATACGTTCCCGGCGTTACCCTCATAGGAGGAGCCTGCTTTACTGCTTACGAGGTTACTTCTTCGCGGGACTTCGGCGGTCTTCCTCGCCTCGGCGTGTCCGCATTGACTACCTCGTTGATCTTATCATATAGAAATTTTTGAGTTTGTGCAACTGCCGCGACTCGATCTGACACCGTGGGACTAACAAGTCCCGCAGCAATCTTCAGGCACTCAAGGGCGAGTTCTCGGTCGTCCATCATGCGGCAACCATGAACTGATGCAACCGCTCCATCTCAGCACGAGCGTCCACATTACCTGAGAGATACTTATTGACCCACTCTTTGTCGTTACGGAGAGTATCGATACGAGCCTTCGCCTGCGCTGGAGTCATAGGCCCATTGGTTGAGGACTCACCTGTAACGAACTTGGCCTCACCGGTCTTCTTACCAATACTGTTCATCATCTTGAGCAGACCATCGAAACCGAGAGCGTTTTCAAGAGCACTGACTTGTTGTTCATTGAGACCTAGAGCACGGGTGGCGTTCTTGGCGAACCCAACCTCCTGCTCAAACGCAGCACCCCATTCCCGCTTGAGTGAAGCCTCCTGCTCTTGGAACTTGGATTGGGCTGTTTCCGTCTCCCTGACAGTAATACTTTGAACATAATCGTTCCACTTGGTCACAACAGCGTTCGCCTGCCGCTCGTTCAAACCAGCCTCATGGAACCATGTCGAGGCTTCCTTGGCAAACTCAGGACTCGATCCTTCGGGCAACGGTAACTTGTAGTCATTGGGTGACGATGGCCGACCCAACTTACCGAAGAACTGGTCGAGTTCAACCTTGTCGGCCTTCTCCCAGTCGGGGATGCGCGCCAGCTTGTCGGCCGGAACACCCATGTACTTCTCGGCGTTTCGATGACCGTTGATTGCGGCTTCCAGTGCCTTGTTCTGATCCATCTTGGTCAGCCCTCGATTCTCCATCCATCCAAGTGTTTCTTGGTCAAACCCGGAGTACCATGTAGCAGCAGGCTCGCTGGTGGTCGGAACAGTTCCGGGTGCAGGGGAAGAAGTGATCGGTGCTGCTTCGCCGTTCCCGCCAGATACGGAGGCACCAGTGGTGTCAGTCATTTGTTACCTTTCTTGAGTGAGTGTAGATTTGAAGCAATTGATCCTCGGTCAGTTTCAGGTGCTCAAGTATCCGCAACCAAACCTCCCGACGACCCTCCATCACCGCATGCACCCTGGCGTCAGGGTGGAAACAGGATTCATTGGCGCGACAGAACCGCGATAAATCTTTGAGTACAGCGTCACCACTGACGCCACTGAATGACTGAGCATAGGCGCGCTTGCGCTGCTGCAAGACACTGCGAGCCTTCTGTTCTACCTCGTCGGTCATAACGGAGCGCCCACACCCTGTTTCATCATGGACGCCATCGCAGGAGCCGCGTCGATCAACTGCTGAGTCGCAGCCTGCTGCTGCCGACCTTTACGGATCGCATCAACCTCGTCCTGACTGCGTATCCACGAGGCTGGCATGGCCTGAGCATCTGCCAGTGCTGGCATCATCTCATCCACGTTGAACCAGTCAAGTGGCGACGGGTCTTGCGTCGTGGCGGCAATCTCACCCGCGTACTGGAACATACGCAGACCACCGGCAGACGCCTCGGCCTTCTGCATCCGGCTCAACGGCGAGTCATACTCGATCTTGTAGTCACCACCAGCCTCAACCATCGCTGGCGTAGGCGGCGGCAGCAACCGCTGCTCCATGAGGATGTCAATCTCGCGCTCGATCATCGGCCCAAGCGCCTCACTCTGCTGACGACCCATGATCGGGGCCAGCAGTGCAGCCTTCTCACGAGCACGCTCCATGACCTCGGTGGCCGTCATCTGCGGAGTCTCAACGAGAATCTGGAACAGGGTGATGAGGAACGCATCATTGATAACGTTACGCTCGTCCTCCATCATGTCCTTGGCGACCGCCAAGTTACCTGTTGGCAACGCCTGGATCAGCGCACGCCCTTCGGCAGACACGCCACCATAGTTGATCGCCCCCGGCTTCAGGCTGAACGAGTCCAAGACACCATCATCGTAAGCCAGTAGTACCGGATCAACAACCCGATGCCCTTGCTTCAAGACGGTCTTCTTCTCCTCATTGAGCGTCTTAATAGCAGGGAGTACGTCCATGGCGGGGCTGCGCCCGTAGTTCTCTCCGGGGATTGTAGAGTACCGGGAAACGATGTAGGGCATCGTTCGGTATCCACTCTCATCGAGGATGTCCTTGGTGTCCTTGCAGATATAGACCGACTCGAAAGGCATCCCCTTATAGTCAATGCGAACAGGGTCACGATCTGCGCGAGGATGAACACATTGGACGATCTCGTATTCCTCATCAGGTTTCTCCTTCAGCTTGTCCTGAATGCTCTTAGGAGTCTTCTCACCAAACTTCTGAGCAATCTGCCGCGCCGACATGCGGAAACAACGATACACCGTGTCGATTATCCCCTGGTGGTTCTCAAGGAAATAGACCTCACCCAAGAAGATCGCCTTGTAGCGAAACCCCTTCTGCCCAACCATACCATCCACGAACATGCAACCTGTGCCGAACGCGCCCAAGCTCCCGTAAATCTCGGACTGCTGCGATGCATAATTGGCGTTGGGTGCGTAGCGGTACTGGAACAGGAGGTTATTGACCTCCTCGAACCACAGCTTCGTGTCCTTGTCCTTCATCAGCACCGGATCACTGGCCTTCAACTTGTGCCATGTCTGCTGCCGTGGTGTCAGGATACTCTCCATCACTGACTTGAACCGCGTCAGCGCGGCAGGTGCAGTGGCGTCGAATATCTTGTCGTTCTTCTTCTGACCCGGAGTGATATACCCCTGGTTCAGAAACAAGTCCCACACAGACGGGACAACCAACTCGGCAATTTCTTGCCAATGGCTCTCCCAGTTGTACCTATCACCGCGAACCTTCTCGAACCGCTTGAGAAGTTCCCCAGCTTTATCGTCAGCGCCGTACACGGATCAAGACCCCAGCAAATACTTCTTGGCGGTCTTAACCTCGTCCTCTTTGCTGACAGTGCCCTCAGCAGTCGGAGTAATCAGCATCGTGGAGGCACGCCCCTTGGCGCTCGCCGCAGCAACTCTCGCCTCCTTCTCAGCCTTCTGTACCCCAGGGTCAGCCAGAGTCGGCGGCGGAGGAGGGGCAGGAGGGGCAGACGAACTACCTTCCCCCCCACCGCTCTTCTTAGTCAAGGTATCAACAACCCCGCCGACCCTACTACCCATCGCTGCGCCTGATAACACACTCATACCAGTAGATGCTGCTAACCCTACCGGCCCCAATGCGGCACCAGCGATGCCACCAAGAATCGTCCCGATCACTCCACCGCGTCCGCCCATACCATTGCTCCTTCAGGCAAAAATTGAATAGTCCATGTCTGATGCTACCACAGTCCTACGGTTCTGCATAGCCGCCCGTAAATCCCGACGTGCGATGGGAACCGCGAAGGTCAGCGCCAGGGCATCCCCCTCATCAGGCGACCGACCGATCCGCTTCTTCAACTCGTCCTTGGACTCCAGGATAATCTTGTCCCCAGACCCCTGGTACTGATACCTGACCTTGGTGATGTCCTCGAACAACTCTTCAGACAGGTCAATCGCTGCACCCACCAACCAGTCGCGCATCAGAGCATACATCTCCACGCGTTTGTTCCCCCACTCGGGCGAACTCGACTTAGACCCGAACGCCACCTCATGCACCTTGTACCGACGGCTCCTCAAGATGTCGATCACCCCGCTACCCATACCCTGGTCGATACACACCGCATCCGGCTTGAACTTGTCGATCAGCGCCGCGATCTTGTTCGCGCTCTCCACCAGTGATGCCCCGCGCCACCGCACTGGTCGTATGCTCCTCGCGTCCCTACCCTGCCGAAACCGCACCACCGAACTGTCGTCACCGAACCGCGCAATATCCACGCCCATGATCAGCGCGGCACCGGGGTCATTCTCCACTGTTCTCTGCTGCGCCTCACGCGCCACCAGACTCGATATGAACTGATCCTCGCTCGTACTCGGAAACTGACCATAGACCTCGATCCGCGCCGCGTCACTATCGACCCCATGCTTCTTGATGATGTTCTCGAACGTACTCTGGTTGATCCCCTCCACTGTTCTCGAATCAATCTGCTTGGTGCGCCACAACTCCTTGTTCTTGTCGAAACAGTCGAAGAACGCACCCTGATTGCTCCGTGGATTCGAGAACGCGAACCAGAACCTATCTATGATGTCCTCGGTAAAGACACCCTCCTGAACTGTCCAGATCGCATCAGGGATACCGCTCGCCTCATCGAAGATCGCCAGTTCGCCATCGAAGTTATGAGCACCCGCAAACGCATCCGGGTTCTCCGCGCTCCATAGCTGCCCGTTGGCGTAGTAGTACCGGGTGTTCTTACCCAAGCCCTCAGGACTCTCGATGTACTCCTTGAACCACTTCTTCGGTTGTATCGACGTGGCGTTGATCTCAAAGAACTCCGCGTTGATCCCCCGCGCTACCCACTTCGCAATCTCAGGAAACGTCTTGGTGCGCAACTGCGGCTCACCGTTGGCCGCTACCCATGTGCTACCACCGATCCGAGTCGATATGAACCAATGCGCCAGCATCCCCACCAGTGCCGACTTCCCCGGCCCCCGCCCACTCGCCACCGCCAACCTGAAGAAGTCAGGCAGCGTACCAGTGATCATCTTCTGCTGGAGACCCTGCTTCAAGTACCCCTCGACCTCCTCCATGATCTCGCGCTGCCACCGACGCGGCCCGTCAAACTCCTTCAAGTCTCCCTCACCCCACTTGTACGCCCACATCACAAACTTGTACGGCGACAAATAGAAGTCCGGCTTGAGCATTCGCTGAAGTATCAGCGCCTGTGCTTCTGTGATCTGCACCTCACTCACGCGCAAACTCTCCCTCGAACACATTCATCAACTGCTTCTCCCGGTTCGCCAGTTCATCTCTGATGTTGATCGTGGTGGTGTTATTCACCTCCAACTGCTTCGTCTCACCAAACCTCTTCCTGTTCCACACACCCAGCAACCACTTGCGTGTATTGATCCGCAGCGTTGATCGTGCAACGTCCTCCAGTGAGTCCGTGGCATCGGCAATGTGCATTAACTCATCGGCAACCGACTCAGCACCAATCTCCTGCGCGGTGTAATACCTCTGCTTTCGGATTGGGTCTTTGTGAATCCAGTTCAGATAATGAGCGTAGTTGATGTCTCTCGGGTCATCTCGCACGATATGCGACAACGGCCTGCCCATCTGCACGTAGTCCAGTGTTGTCTCGAACATCGCCTCATAGGTGAGGTCGAGGTGCGTTCGGGTATCCAGTTGTGCAGGGAGTTGGACAGGTGGCTGTGGAGCCTGTACCAAACGGCCTCGCGTTTCTACAGGGGCTAACCATTGTGGTATTTGTGTATCCATGTGGATAGTTTATATCACAATGGAGAAATAATTGAAACAAGGTGTTAAGTTACGAGGCCGGATGGAACAGGGTTGGAGGGTGCGTCAGAGGGTCAAAGAGTTTATGTATAGGTGAGTCTATTCTAAAAATTTTCAAAAATCGGCGGCGGCTATGCCCCGGGGAAACAATCGCGCACGAATCCCGATCCCCCCTCCCCCCGGTACTCCCCCGTCCGCGACGCAGCGCATCACGACGCGAGACTCAGCACGGCGCATCGACCGACAAGAGAGCGTCACAGGCCCGAGACTCGATCAAGATGGACTCAGGTATCAGATGGGCAGTGATCGCGGCACCATGAGGCGATACGCAAGCCAGGATGCTATCCAGTACGGAAGCTCGGACACCAGTCGCTAGGATTGAAACAAGGCGATTTTTGTCAGAGAGTCTTTGATTCTGGGCACCTGTGACAATGTGACAGAATGAAGCTCAGAATCAAATACCATTTGACAATTTGCGCCGTGTGACAAATGCCCTTTTGTGGGAGAAATTTTTTTTTGACTATTTCCACGTTAAAAGTTATCCACAGGGTCGTTTTTAGAAAAATCCATGTCCAAAACACGAGGACGTTTGTCACAACTTACCCAGATTTACAAAGACTCATTGACACATTTGCGACAGACGTGACAGATTTAACCCGTTTTTTTACAAAGGCTCATTGTATTTTGTTATACATTGTGACAACTGTGACAAGGGGGGGTGTCCGTTTGTCACAGGTCAAAATCGTGAAAATTGCATCTTTTTACAAATAGTCCTTGACAATTGGAAAACTGGCACTAGAATTCGAGGCGTAGTAAATCAAAAACCTTTTGACTAATTGGAGAATGAAATGAACAAAAAACAGACAGCAGATTTGGCTCAAACACTGGCATTGTTTAATCGGGGCTTTGTTGATGCTGGATATGCTGCGCGAGCGGTATCCGCCGCGATTCGTTGCGCCAACAAGAAAAGCGCTCAAGCCATTAAAGATGTAATTTTGACTCCACTATATTCAGACGTTATTGCACATCCTGATTTCATCATCTAACTAAAGGAGCTTCAACCATGAGAACATACCTAGCAACAATCGCAGTAAATGGAATCGATCGAAACATCACGCTACTGGCTGTCAATGTATGGCAAGCGGTCGCCGTTATTCGGTCGCGCTACGTTGGCGCGACTATTGAGTTTATCGAGACAATCTAAGGGGGAATAGAGAAATGAATGACACAGACAACAAAATCGCCGCATTGTTGCCACAATGGGGCATCACGTTCGGAGCGCGTTACGTTGGCGAGACTGTTCTAGATAACGACTGGCAATGCGACGCATGGCGCGTGAAGTTTGCAGGATTCGAGACTGATTATTTCATGGGACTGGGTAATCGCAACAAGAAAACCGGAAGACCCGTAGCACCTACTGCCGCGAGCGTGCTTTATTCGTTGGTATCTGACTCAAATGCGCTCTATTCTTCATTCAAGCATTGGTGCGATGACTATGGTTACGATAGCGACTCGATTAAAGCGTTTGATACTTATCGCGCTTGTTGTGAGATAGGCGAGAAGCTGGCGAAGGTATTTACTCGGGTGCAGATGAATGAACTGCGCGAATTGTTGCAAGACTATTGACTAGGGGCAGAAAATGATCGCGTGGAATGTTTATCTGAACGGAAGGATTATTGACACCGTGTTTTATGACAAGAATTGTGACAAGGAATACGTGCGCAATGGGTTGATAAACCATGACGGCTACGATCCGCGAATAGTGGTCAGGAAAGCACGTTAGCACCCCAGTCCATGCGCCTAGATAGCCTGGGCGCATGGGCGGCTGTGTTAGCCGATAACAAAGGAGAATAGACAAAATGAGGCCCGATACTATGTGCGCCACTGGCGTAAATGTAAGAATGACCGAGACGCGAGCGCTAATCGCCGTTTGCGTTGATCCGTTCGACGGAATTACCGCAAGCGGCAAAACTAAACAACATTTCGCCCGACTGTTAGCGGCCGCACCTGAACTGCTGCACGCGTGCGAAATGGCCTTGGTCTGCATTGCTGATAACCCGGAATTCTGGGCAGAGGAGCGCGAATTACGCGCAGCTATCCACAAAGCCAAAGGAGAATAGACCAAGACCCGGCATAGTCCGGGTTTTTCATTTGTAGGGTAAAAAAGCGCCACCCTGGAATACTCACAGGGTGGCAGAAGGCGAGTATTGCACTCGCCAGGGGGAGAATTGATGCGAAACGAACTATAACAGATTGTCAAGCACGTCAGGGTTATATCCCTTGACCAATTGACGCGGAACACCGGCAAGCCGTGTCCGATGGTCCGCCCTACGCTGTTTGGCAAGTAGGATTGATCGACGACGCTCAGTGAACAGGGTAGCAAGGCTCGGATTGATGGCGATCTGGACGGAGTTTCGATCTTCCCGAGTGATAGCCACCCATCCAGCGTCCAGTAATGGGGTGAGCGCGTCACGAACTAGCTGGTCCGCGATCCATGCGGGTTTCCCTTCGAGTTCCTTGCGACGCCTAGCAGATCGACGTAACTCGCTCAAAGTGGTCGAGTCAATTTCACCTGCCACATGGATAATGTGCTCGATCAGCCAGTATTCCAAGGAATCAGCAGTCAGACCAGCCACCTCGCCAAACACATGACGCAGAGATGGAACAACGAAATTCTTGATGATCTCGATGGACTTCTGAGTGGTCTCAAGGGAGACCTCAACCTGATACGGGGTGAGCGCCAGATGATTCAAGAGAATCAATCTCCCGCACGTCCCTTCGAGCTTCCCGTAAGATCGCATATAGTGGTCTGAACTGGACAGCAATCTCTCGTCAGTCTTTGTTTTCTCATACCAGAACTGGAACTCCCTGAATGCGTCATAGGCGGGTTTTGAGAGTCGGTAAGTCATAGGGTTGATAGAGTAGATGGTGCGGATCATCTGCTCATAGTCAAGCCGGTTCGTGAGCATATCAGGGATAGGCTCGCCAACCTTGGTGAAGTGGGAGCGCAGGGTCGCAGGGATGAAGCGTTGCAGCAGCCCGTCGTCAGAGAGTGCCACCATCTTCGACTTAAAGACGGTCGGCTGCATATTCCCGTAGATGGCGACGGCAAAGTTCTCAGAGATGTAAGACCCCTCGCCCTTACCATCGCCCACTCGGTCCATGCGATGCACACCTGCCTCGTAGGAGGTGGTCCAGCATGAGCGGTCCTCACCCGATGACTTGTCCGTGAGCTTGTCGGCCCAGGACTTCATCTCGTCAAGGTGGCACAGGAGGCCACGAGGACGCTCGCAGACCATGCGTGCCATCTTCTGTGAGGTCACGTCGGTAATGGTCAAGCGGGGTGTCACAGGCTTGGGAGGCAGAGGATGCACAGAAGGCAGAGCACCGTGGTCAAGCTGCCCTGTGAGGATGGTGTTGGGGTCGGCAGCAGCGAGATTAAACGCCTTCTTGGAGGAGGCATGGGCAGCCTCGTGAGCCTCCCACATGAGAAGCTCGGCAGCATAGTTCTGCATACCTTCTTTCTCAAGGGTGTCAAGGATGCTGAACATGGGCTTGGAGGCAGGTGACTTTTTTTCAGCAGGGTCTCCTATGGTCATGAGCCACAAGACTGGAGGCACCTGCCACCCTGGAGCGATCTCAAGACGCATGCGTGCGTCAGCAGCCGCACAGATTGCCCCGTAACCGGCTAGGACCGACACGATGGGGTCTGAGCCGATACTCTCTGACAACTCCGTGGCTCGTCGTGCCAGAGTGGGCGGCAGCAGGTCAAGGTTGAGGTCAGGTGCAGGTGTCACGAGGTTGCCGACAAGATGGTCAGGTGAGGCCACCTCGATGGCGCTGAACAAGGTGGAGACATCAGGCATGGGCCGCTGATAGCCGTGCTCATAGGCCAGTTTGAACAAGGTGCCGAGTTTGATCCCGTTGGGGTCGGCCTTGAACGACTGCCAGCAGGCGAGAATGTCCTGCTGACCCTTGTACTTCTCAATGGACTGAGCCGACCACTCGTCCCACAAGAGCAGCGCGTGCTCAAGCTGGTTGGTCTGTGCTCCTGCGTAGTGCAGCGCCATGCCGATATTGATCCAGTCGTCACGGTTGATAGACGCGGGAATGTGGAAAAGTGCCGCCTTGATCTCGTCCCACGAGGCGTCAGCCTCGCCTGTGGCCTTGATGATGCGCTCGCTGTCCTGCTTGAGCAGTTGGTTCCAGTAGTCGAGGAGCGGGATGGGGATGGTTGGGAGGCGTTGCCAGTTACCTTTGCCTGCCCACTGGTACGGGCGTTGTGTGATCGGATGGATCGATGGTGGGATAACATCTTGTACTGTCAGACCGTTGAGTGTGGCGCACCTGAGTTCGAGACTCGTGATGTTGCCCCGCTTGATCTTCTTGCTCGGTAGCGCGAGACCGAAGGGCATGGCGTACAAGAGCTTACCGTGACCCTCGCGCCCACTACTGATCTGCACAGCATCAGGAGCATCGTAGAGCGCACGGAGGTCTATGCCGTGCAGCGCGAGGTCTGCTGCTGCGGACTCCCAGTTATCTATGTCCAGTGCCATCGTGCCTGAGTAGGCATGGGCAAGACCGACACCGTAGCCTGGAGGGATTTGATTGGGGTCAGTGACGCAGTTTTCTCGCTTGTTCCACCCCACTTGCCGTGGCCCTTTGGTGTTGGGTGGGATTGGTACTAATGCCCATCCTTGTCTGACGTAGGGGTCAAAAGACACGGGCAGATTTGATACAGGTAGTGCTGACATCACTTCTCCTTAGAAAATTATTTTCGACAACCGCTTGACAAGTGTAAAACAGAATCCGATAATCTGCAACACCTAGTCGTTATTTGAAAGGTGTCTTATGAAGAAAAGACTTGAGTTGATGCTGGCGGTACGAGTCTCTGTGTCGCTGCATCGGAAGTTCGCCAAGAAGGCTTTGCCGCACGGTGGTATGAGTGCTGTGTTGCGTGAGCTTGTTGAGGCGTTTGTTGATGACCGTGTAACCATTTCACCACCACCTGTAAAGGAGATTTACCATGTCAATTGAGAAAGACCTGTCCCGTATTGCTGCTGCCCTTGAGACCATCGCTGTTAAAATTGGCACCGTACCTGCTGAACATGCGCCGGTTACCATTCCTGTTACCCCGATACCTTCTGCCCCTCCCGCTCCTGTGACCCCTGTACCCGCACCCGTGGCACCTGCTGCCCCTGCGTCTACCCCCGCTGCTCCCGTAGCGGCAGCACCTGTCCAGGTGACTACGGTCACGGCACCCTTCACCGACGCGAAAGGTATGCTCCAGTACGTCATGGATGCGTACAAATCCTTGGGGCCGGAGAAGGGTGCGAAGATTGCCGAGGTGCTGGGTGGTCTCGGGCATCAGAATATCAATGATGTCCGCGCAGATCAATACCCTGCTCTGTTCGCCGGAGTTGAGGCACTGAAATGAGCGACCACGCGAAGCTGAGTCCTTCAGCGCGGCACAGGTGGGGCAAGTGTCCTGCCAGTGTGCGCGAGGAGGCTAAGTACCCTGAGCGGGCCTCTGGTGCAGCAGCCACCGATGGTACGCATACCCACACCGTCATCGAGAAGGCGCTCAAGGAGGGTCTGCCTGCCGTCTGTTACTCAGGCATGGTGCTGACCGATCACGATGGCGAGTTCAAGGTGGATTCTGATCGCGTGGAGCGAGTGCAGTTCGCACTTGACTACATCTGGGGCAGAGCCACCAACGGTGTCCAGGTACTATCTGAGCGCAAGGTCGATCCCAAACTGCTGTTGGGTAGGGACGACATGAGTGGCACAGTGGATGTCACATTGATCGGGCCTGACTGGATTGAGCTGATCGACTACAAGGACGGTATGAACGTGGTCAGTGCGGAGAACAACCCACAGCTTGAGCAGTATGGCTACGGTGTCCTGAGTCCGTTCTACGTTGATGGATCGATCAGTCGATTCAAGACGATCAGGCTCACCATTATCCAGCCGAAGCTCAGGCTAAAGGGGATGCCGGGAGTCTCGTCGTATGAGACTTCGGTGATCGAGTTTCTGTCCAACGCTGACAAACTCAAGGACGAGGCTGATGCGACCGATAAACCGGACGCGCCTTACGTCCCAGGTGACTCACAGTGCAAATACTGTGCTCACGCTGGAGCCTGTACCGCTCGTGCTGAGTCCGCAATGAAGGCCAGTGGCATCGAGTTCGCCAATCTGGACGTGGCTCAACAAGCGGCTGATAAAGACCCTTCCACCATGACCGACGAGCAGTTGAAGGAGATCATCCTTGCTGCACCGTTGATCCGGCAGATGCTTGAGAAGGCCGAGGAGGAGGCGCTGAACCGCATCAAGGCTGGTAACAACATCTCAGGACTCAAGACTGTCAGGGGTCGTGGTAGTCGAGCATGGGTCTATGACGAGGCTGTGATGGCAGAGAAGCTCAAGAAGTTCGGCATTCCCAAGGCCGCGCTGTTTCAAACCAAACTCATCAGCCCGGCACAGGCTGAGAAAGTTTCTTGGGAGAAGAAGGGTGAGAAGGTCATGCTGACCGAACGACAACTCAAACTCATGGCTTCAGAATACATCAAGAAGTCCGAAGGTGCGTTGCAGGTAGTCGCTGAGTCCGACCCTCGCCCTGCTGTAGCAAGTGCCGAATCTATGTTTAGCCCTGTTCTTCCTTCTTTTCTTTCTTAGGAGATTTACCATGTCAGACCTCATTATGATTACCCGCGCCCGTCTTTCCTTCCCCCACCTTGCCGAACCTCAGACTCAGACCGACAAGGTAACAGGTAACAAGCGTGTCACCTACAACTGCGACCTGTTGCTGGAGCCGAATGATCCCGCGTTCGGTCAGTTCATGCAGCAGTACGCGAAGCTGGCGCAAGCGAAGTGGCTTGAGAACGCTGGCAACGCGATGCAGCAGATTCAGGCTAACCGGAAGCAGCGATGCTATGGTACTGGTGAGGAGAAGGTCGATTCCAAGACCTTCCAAGTTCGCAAGGGTTACGCCGGCAAGGTCTATATCTCGGCAAGCAGCAAGAACATGCCGCAGATGATTCAACCTGATGGTCGTCCCACTGATCCTGCTAACACGATGGCGTGTCAGATGATCGCACGCAAGATGTATGGCGGGTGCTACATCAACGCGGTCGTGAAGCCGTGGCTCCAACAGAACGACACAGGTATCGGTATTCGTGCTGATCTGGTAGCTGTCCAGTTTGCGGCTGACGGTGAGCCGTTCGGTGAAGGTGTTGTCGATGCGTCAGCTATGTTCGGCGCGGTAGCCGGTGCTGCACCAGTGGGTATGCCAGTCGCTCCTGTGTTCGGTGCTGTGGCTCCTGCCCCGGCTCCGTTCCCAGGTATCCCCGGCGTTCCTTCGTTCCTCGGCTAACCTAGTTCATAGTCGTGTGACAGGCGACTATGGGATGGGAAACCATCAATGGCAACGCACGGAACGGCATCACAAGGCAGCGTATCGTAAGGTACAGAAAAGTTAACGCGGTCAGGGGATTGGCAACAGTCTCCTACCCGAGTCGACTTAGGTTGATTCAAACGCAATGCGGAGCAACGTATGGTACTGTAGAGTAATGCAAGGCACGGCAGAGTTACGCGGATTATCTCTTGGTGACAGGGGATAGTCCGAGTCACTAGACTCAAGTGCAATGCACTGCACTGTAGCGCACAGCAATGCAAAGCAAAACAAGGCAAAGTTAACGCGGTCAGGGAATTGGTAACAGTCTCCTACCCGAGTCGACTTAGGTTGATTCAAGAGCAACGCAGTGCAGGGCACCACAGTACAGGGTAAAGCACCGCATCGCAAAGTTACGCGGGTCGCATCTTCTAACGAGGGTGCGTCCCGAGTCACTTAGGACTCAAACTGGAAGGGAATACTCCCGACCTTTTATTAACTGAATAAGGAGATTTACCATGTCAATTCAACAAGCCCACATCAGCATCACTGGTATCAACTATCTGCTCCAGAACAATCCTCAGACTGTCGATCCATTCAATAGCTACACGAAATTGAAGAAACCCCTCATGGCGAAGAAATCCAAAACAGAGGAGGACTTGATTGAACTCGGTAACATTGAAACGGAGTCAAAGATTTATTTTGACAGTGAGATTGGTGTCTATGTCCCGACTCGTTGGCTGACTGAGCAGATTGTCACTGCCGCCTTCGGTATCGTTAAGGTAGGGAAGGATAAGATGCGAGGCGGTATCTTTGCGACCGACGATAAAGCGAAGCTCTATTATGATGGGATGGATAAGGTTAAGACAATTACCGACGTTGTAATGAACCCGATGTTTCGCCATCGTAAGATTCTCCCGCAGCAGAATATTCGTGTCGCAAAAGATTTCCCGATCTTCAAGAAATGGAAGTTCGATACTGTTATCGAGTTCGATGATACCGTGGTTGATCTGACAGGACTCAGATCAATCGTGACTCGCACCGCCAAGTATGTTGGTTATGGTGATTTTCGTCCTACGTTCGGTCGTGCGGAAGCAGAGGTGTCAAATGGCTAATCGTGACGGTAAAGACCTGTTATCTAAACTGGATTCCGAGAAGCAACTGGAGTATGGAGCAGTGATTCTCGGAGAGGATGTTCGCAACCATCTTGACCTGCCCCTGCCCTCAATCGAGGGTAAGACTATCCAACAAGTGAAGCGAGAACTTGACTCTGTGGCACTCATGGAGATGGCGGCAATTGACTATGTTCGGAATGTTCTTCTTGGTCGAGGGATGTATATCAAGAATGACAATGGGAACTATAGGATATTGCTACCTTCTGAGAACAAGGTGCAGATTGAAGCCTATGTATCTTCTGCTGATCGCAAACTCTCAAGAGCGTTGAAGCTGTCTCGCAATACTCCGACTGTTGATAACATTGTCAGGGACAACTGTATTGAGACTCGAATATCCATGAAGAAAAACAACTTGCGATACGCCAGTGGGAGTCTCAGAGTCAAATGAATATCATCTTTGACATTGAAACATACCCCAACTGCTTCACGCTGTCAGCGGAGCACGCGGACTACCCTCTCAAGTGGTGCTTCGAGATCAGCGAGTTCAAGAACGACTCGGTGGCACTGCTGGAGTGGTTCGCGTGGCTGAGTCAGCAGAGAGCCAAGTTGATCGGGTTCAACAATGTCGGATTCGACTATCCTGTGACGCATCTGTTCATCCAGCAGCGAGGCAATGTCAGTGCCAAGATGCTCTATGACAAAGCACAGGCGATCATCTTCTCTCAGGACGAGAACCGATGGGCACACATGGTCTATCCGTCAGATCGTCACATTGAGCAGATTGACCTGTACCTGATCCACCACTTCGACAACCACGCACGCGCCACGAGTCTCAAGGCGCTTGAGTTCAACATGAGGATGGAAAGTCTGCAAGACCTACCGTTCCCAGTGGGTACAGTCCTGAACCGAGAACAGATCGCCATGCTGCGCCAGTACAACGCGCATGATGTCCATGCCACCAAGTTGTTCTATCACAAGTCACTCGATATGATCCGGTTCCGTGAAGAACTCAGCACCAAGTATGACCGTGACTTTATGAACGATAACGACACGAAGATAGGTAAAAACTTCTTCATCATGGAGCTTGAGAAGGCTGGAGTCCAGTGTTACGAGTACGGTCAGTCAGGACGCAAGCCGAAGCAGACTGTGCGCCCTGCCATCGCGCTTGAGGAGGCGATCCTACCGTGGATCAAGTTCGAGCAGCCTGAGTTCCAGCGCATCCTCGACTGGTTCAAGGTGCAAGTGGTGCGTGAGACCAAGGGAGTCTTTGACGGTGTGACTGCGACAGTCAATGGCTTCACGTTCGTCTTCGGACTCGGCGGTATCCATGGCTCCGTTGAGAACGAGGTGATCGAGGCTGACCATGACAACTATATCCTTGACCTCGATGTGACCTCGTACTACCCGAGCCTCGCCATCCATAACAAGTTCAGACCCGCACACTTGGGCGAGAAGTTCTGTGAGATTTACGCAGACCTCAAGGAGCGACGAGTCGGGTACAAGAAGGGCACCGCAGAGAACGCGATGCTCAAGCTCGCACTCAACGGGGTTTATGGCGACAGCAACAACAAGTTCTCCGTGTTCTATGACCCACTCTTTACCATGTCCATCACCTTGAACGGGCAACTTCTCTTGTGCCTACTGGCTGAGAACCTGATGAAGATCGAGGGGCTGAAGATTTTGTCTTGTAATACCGATGGGATTTGCTTATATTTGAAACGATCCAAAGAGGATCAGGTCAAAGTGGTCTGTGATTGGTGGCAAGGCGTCACAGGGATGCAGCTTGAGGATGTGCGTTACACACGGATGTTCATTCGGGACGTGAATAACTACTGTGCAGAGAGCGCCAAAGGGGTCAAACGCAAAGGCTGCTACGAGTACGACATCGAGTGGCACCAGAACGGGTCAGCATTGGTCATCCCCAAGATCGCAGAGATGGTGTTGCTCAAAGACGTACCGATCCTTGAGACTCTTGAGAACTGGCCTGACAAGATGGACTTCATGCTACGACTCAAGGTGCCGAGAGGCAGTCGCCTAGTGACTAGCTTCGAGGGACACGAGCGGCAGGAGCAGAACACCACGCGTTACTATGTGGCGAAGGGTGGCGCGACACTGACCAAGATCATGCCACCACTGAAGGGTAAGACAGAGGAGCGCAGGTTCGCAGTAGAGAAGGGATGGACAGTCTGTGTCTGCAACGACATGAAGGATGCTGTACTACCCATCGACTACTCGTACTATGCGAGTGAGATTGAGAAGATAACTTTGAGGATGAGATAGTGTTAGAAAAAGAGATTGAGGCAGCAGTGTGTCGCTACGCCCGTTCGTTGAGATTCCTGTACTACAAATTCACCAGTCCCAGCAGATCGTTTGTACCTGATCGCATCTTCATCGCACCAGGAGGCAGGATGCTCTTTGTCGAGTTCAAACAACTCGGGAAGAAGCCGACACCCATGCAGGCAAGGGAGCACGAGCGGCTGCGGGAGCAGGGGTGCACTGTCTATGTGATCGACTCAGTGGAGAGTGGAAAGGCGATGATTGATGCTCACGCTTGACAAACTCCACGGCTATCAACAGAAGGCGGTCAATTTCCAATGCACCCATCAGCAGTCTGCTCTTTGGTTGGATATGGGACTCGGGAAGACCGCCATCACTCTGACCAGCGTCGAGTATCTGCTGCGAATCGGATACCTCAAGGCCGTTATCATCGTCGCACCGATACGAGTATGCCGCCTAGTATGGAAGCAAGAGGCGACCAAGTGGCAGCATACTCAGGGTCTCAAGTTCTCAATGGTCACAGGCACTCGGGATCAACGGACACGGGCACTCATGCAGCCAGCCAATATCTATCTGGTGAATTATGAGAACCTCGGCTGGCTCGCAGAGACTCTGCACACCTACTATCTGTCCAAAGACAAACCGCTTCCCTTCGACGGAATCGTGTGGGACGAGATCAGCAAGATGAAGAACAGCAGTACCCAACGAGTTAATTCCATCAAGAAGATTCTGCCTCACTTCAAGTGGCTCACTGGACTCACTGGTACTCCCGCCAGTAACGGATACAAAGACTTGCATGGTCAGTATCTCGTGCTCGATCAAGGCCATCGACTGGGTACATCCAAGACTAAATTCATGACTCAGTGGTATAAGAAGGCGGGAGATTCGAGAAAAGATATTCCTTATCGAGACACGTTAGACGGAATCAAGAACCTTATTGCAGACATCACGCTTGAGATGTCTGCTGCTGACTACAACCCGCTGCCTGACATGATCGTGAATGATGTGATGGTCGAGCTGCCTGAGAACATCCGAGCGCAGTATGACCTGATGGAGAAAGAGTTTTTCCTCCAACTTGATAGCGGTACCACGGTCGAGATGTTCAACCAAGCATCGCTGACCAATAAGTGCCTCCAGTTTGCTAATGGTGCCGTTTATCCGGTGCCAGGGATGCCGCTGTGGGAGCCGATCCATGACGAGAAGCTGGATGCTCTGGCAGACATCATCGAGGAGGCACAGGGTCAGCCTATCCTGTGTAGCTATGCGTACCGGAGCGATGCTGAGAGGATCATGAAACGCTTTGCTGATCTTGACCCGATCAACTTGACAGAGTGCAAGTCTGAGAAATCACTCAACGACGCGATGAACCGGTGGGCGAATAGTAAGTGCCAGTTGATGATCGGCCACCCCGCCAGCATGGGGCATGGCGTGGATGGGCTTCAGCGGCAGGGACACACCCTCGTTTGGTTCGGACTGAACTGGAGCCTCGACTTGTATGAGCAGTTCAATGCACGCATCCGTCGCCAGGGGCAGGGTGTCCCTGTCATCTGTCACCGCATCATGGCGGCTGACACACTGGATCAGGCACAGGCTCTCGCTCTCGCAGACAAGGCCGACACTCAGAACGCACTCAAGAGCGCCATCAAAGAATATCGTAAAAATAAATTCAAATAGTATTGACAAAAGATTTTGAGGTAATAAAATCTGTCTTGTAGGTTAAACAAACGGAGAACAAATGATGAACGAAATACTTAAAGCGTCACTGAGTAACTGGCACACCTTGAACAGCATGCTCTCCACTTTCAGAGAGGATCAGGTTCTTGAACTCTTGGAGCTTGAGAAGCAAGGTAAGAAACGTGAGGATGTCTTGGTGCGTCTGCATCAGCGGTACAACAAACTGCGCTACCTGCGGGAGCGTGCCGAACTAAAAGGGGATGGGATATGAAACGCGCGCTGAATTGGACGGCTCACGAGATTAGTTTCTGGCTGGCCTACTTCCTTACGTGGTGCGAGATGAAGGGCCACTACGTCGATTCATATCTGTTCAGCCAGCAGGGCAACCTCTACATGGCCGCAGACGCGGAGTGCAGGTTTTACGACTGCCAGCGTAGGCTCCAGCACATGCTGATAAATAGGAGGTACGCATGAACCCGTCACCCGCCGCACGGACTCCATCCCAGGGTGAGTCTCGCGAACGTGCGAGCGGTGCTGACGGGTGGAGGCTGTTCATGCTGCTGGCGAACAGCAATATCGCGCCCCCGCCCATACAGAAGCACGTCGCAACTAAGACCTGGGACAAGAAGTGCCGCTACTGTGGTACGCCTTTCATCGCCAGAGGGGCTACTGCAAGGTACTGCTCGCAGAAGTGCAAGAGCGCTTACGACCGAATTGTGAATGGATCGAAATGAAGAACATACCTTTTCTGAGAAGCAAGAACCTCCCAGCCGCCGTCGTCGGGGTTGTCCGATCCCACGACCACGCAGAGGGACAAGTCGATGCGGTGCGCCAGATCAAGCTGCTGCTCGCCGAGGTCAAGGGTGAGAAGATTCCGCGCGACGTAGTTGCGGTGATCCTTGAGAGTGTTGAACTGAAAGCGCGGATGCGCATGACCGGGAGGCTGTGAAATGACCCTACAAGAACTTGAAGCAAAATACGCAGAACTCGGCGCTGAAATCGAGCGTCTGAAAGCGCCGATGTTCGAGATGGTGAAAATCCCCGGCAAGAACATCCGCATGGGGAAGTTTCCTGTAACTCAGCGCGAGTGGGTGGAAATCATGGGGGAGAACCCAAGCTACTTCAAGGGCGATTTTCATCCAGTGGAGCAGGTTAGTTGGGAGGATATCGTGTATGAGTTCATCCAGCGGCTGAATGCCAAGACTGGCCGGAAGTTCCGCCTCCCCACCGAGGCTGAGTGGGAATATTGCGCCAAAGCCGGAGGGGATATTGAATATGCCGACAATATCGATGAAGTTGCTTGGCATTGGGGCAACAGCGACGGCACGACTCATCCTGTCGGACTGAAGAAACCTAACGCTTTTGGTCTATACGACATGCGCGGACACATTTGGGAGTGGTGCCAAGATGAGCACAACTAAATGGCGCGTTTTGCGCGGTGCTTCCTGGGTCAACAATCCCCAGTTCGCCCGCTCCGCCAACCGCATCAGGGGCGGCTCGACGTACCGGAACCCCAACTACGGGTTCCGTCTTGTCGAGGGCATAGAACCGAAATATCGTGTGCTTCGCGGCGGTTCTTGGGGCAACGATCCGGTCAGCCTGCGCGCGGAGAACCGCAACCGCAATACGCCCGGAAACCGCAGCGGCGACGTCGGGTTCCGTCTTGTGGAGGACGCATGACAACTAGGCGAGGACTATTAGAGCGAACAGTAGATGTTGTTCGCGGTGTAGGAAGATGGACGACCGAAAAAGATATGGAGGAGTTAATCCTCTCCATCCGTGAGCATCTAGAGAAACCAGAGCCAGAGAATCTCCATCAAGTACCAGACATTATCTGGTTACAGGTTGATCCCGATGGGGAAGACCCTTCAGGTGAATTCCTGCCTGACGATGCAACATGGTGTAGAGATAAGATCAACGATACCGACGTGGAATACAGGAGAGTGAAATGACGCGCGACGAAATTATCCAACTAGCAAGGCAAGCCAAGGCGTCGAGAACTGAAACGCTTACATGCTTCGCGGATGAAGAACTCCTCACCTTCGCCAACCTGATTACTGAGCATTACATAAACGTAGTCAAGGACTATCCGCACTGGATAGGTGATAACGCGAAGGCGATGCAGGGTTTACGTGAAGAAGTTAGAGAATTGCCGGAATACCTACGACAAACTGAATCAAGTGGAGGATGTATGAAATGTCCTAAATGTGGTACAGCACCGTTTCAACATTGGAACTACGGTTATATGCACAAGTGTCATATATGCAATCACGTTTGGAAAGAATAATCATGACCGCCACGCGAACCCTGCTTGAGCGAGGTATTACGCTCAACGATATGACATGGGAACAAATGTAGAAGTATATCTCTGACATCTGTGAGCATCTAGCACGGCCAGAGCCGGAGCCGATTGCTTGGATGTGTTGTGATACAGGAGAGGTCTCAAAAGGGGGGACGCTGTACCCACAGTTAGACACCCCGCTCTACACAAAGGATCAACTATGACGCGCGACGAAATTATCCAACTAGCAACGCAAGCGGGAATACTAGAAGAAGTTGAACTGCTGGATTCAAACCCTTGGCGACAAGACACGGTTAGGGAACTTGAAACCTTCGCCAACCTCATTGCAGCAATGGAGAGGGAGGCGTGTGCCAAGTTAGTGGAGGAGTGGGATTCAGACATGATTGCCCCTAGAGATTGTGCAGCAGCCATACGAGCAAGGAGTGGATCGTGAGCGTACAAACCGCCGCACTTAAATATTTGGTTGTTAGACGTTTTGGTACTCAAGGGAAGTTTGGTGTCGATCTTGATGCGTTTATCAACACACTTCTTAAAGATGAAACCATTAGATATAGGGTTCTGAAAGACTTTGATTCTATGTTTTCTGAGGCTATGCCACAAGACGATCTAATTGGTATTAACGCTATGGTAGGGGAGTGAATCATGAGTGACGGAATCGGATGTAAATGTATGGCGAGGAGGCATCATGCAACTAACACTTAAAGACGCATGCGACCTAGCAGATGTTGAATCTCTCCGCGCACAAGTAATCAAGCTAACGGAAGAGCTTGAAGCTGCAAACCGAGGGCTGGAGTGCTACCGGATACAACTAGCCGCAGACTGCGACCAAGAGAAGGACTATCAAAGCAGAATCGCCAAGATGGAAGAAGTTCTTGGCTACGACTGGAACGTCCTTGAGGCTACGCAGGAGAGTTTGAGAGAGGCGAATCGACGTATCACGGAGCTTGAGAAGAAGATCGACGACTTAAAGATCGGGGTGATTCATCGAGAGCGGGTAATTGACTCATATCGTGAGGACTATGCCACATTGATGAGAGAGTGCGACGATTTGAAGATCGAGATAATCCATCAAGAGTGTGTAAATAAATCATGTCGTGAGGACTATGCAGCAGTACAACAAAGTCGAGACTATTGGCGCAAAAAATACAACCAAGAAACTGAGGAATTGAAGCTGCGTCTCATGGGGCTTGAGGCAGATTGCAACCACTGGAAAGCAAACCACGATAACCGGGTGTTGGCTGCGCGTATGCTGATTGAGCGAGATGACTTGCCGCTTGAGCGGATCAATGCGTACAAGGATTACATTGCACTTCAGTCGCGGGAGAAGCAGTTGCGGGAAGCATTATCTGATCTTGTCATACGAGCAAATAGAGCGGGGGTCAATGTGCGAATGGCTGAAGATTGCCTATCCGCCATCGACGCTGTGATGAAAGGAGAACGAAATGAACCTGAAGAAACTTAGAAAGCTGGCTGAAGCAACGCAAGTAATCCGCTTCGACGGCATCGAGTTTGTAACCACGATCAACAAACAGCACATCATCGCCCTCCTCGACCTGATCGAGTTACAACATGAGGCAATCCTGTGGAACTGGGGTGGAGAGCCAATGGGTACGAAGGAGAAGGAAGCTATGGAAGCGTATGACAAACTAAACAATGGAGAATAACATGGCTGCAATCGATAAGATTTACGGAACAACGGAACAGTATGACGAGTTCTACAACTGGACGGCCGACAACGCCCCGCAGTACGTGAAGTATTTTTACGAGCGCGATGGCTACAGCAACGACAACGACAGGCCTATCACGAATCTGCCAGAGGTTGCGGATAAGTGGCTGCTGGATCACTGCCCGCTGACGTGGGTTGTTGATCGAATCAAAGTGCAGTATGGAATTGAATGAAAGGAGAACGAAATGGACGAAGACGTAGCACTGCTAAGACTGGCGGCAAAGGCTGCCGGGATGAAAGTTATATTGATACCATATGGGATATGGAGGGATGTCACAGGTTTCCGCCCCGAGCAGAATGTTTTAGCCGCGAAAGAATGGAACCCCCTCGTCGACGACGGCGATGCACTGCGACTGGCGGTTAAACTCGGTATGAGACTGGAAATAGACAACCACTGGAACAGGACACACGCGAAGCAAATACCGAAAGGTGAGTGGCGCACAGCTCCACACGACAGCGACCCATACGCAGCAACGCGCCGAGCGATAGTCCTCGCTGCGGCCGAGATTGGGAAGGAGATGGAATGATCCACCGCGACGATAAATTCAGACTGAGCGACTGCACCAAGTGCCGACATCTCGAAGCGCGGATCGGCATCTTGGAGTTAGAAGTCATGAACCGTGACCTTTCAATTGAGATGCTGCGGGAGAAGCGCAAAGAGGACGTAGCTGAGTGGTATAAACAACGTGGATCGGGGGTATTGAGATGAATATTGGAACCGCAAGGGAGGTGTTGCTACTGGACGAGATATCGCGCCTTCGTGGTATCTGCCGCGCCATATATGAAATGTGGGCGGGGAGTGAGAGTACCCCACTGGGGGAGCCATTGCCAAAGGCGTACTTGTTAAGTCTGATTGAAAGTATGCGCGATGAAGCGAGGAAGGGGTTGAGATGAGCTTTGCAGACTGGAAGAAGCGTAGCAAGGTGTTCACGGCCGCGCTTGCCTATGGTAGAGGGCCATACGACGTTGAGGCGGCTTGCCAAGCCGCATACAAGGCTGGAGAGCGCGAAGGGAGGAAGCAGGTGGAGACGATTGCGGAGCAGGCTACCGCAGTGCGTAACATTTTCAGTAAGGAATTGTTGAAATGACCTACATAACAAGGACGTTATCTATGATCGTACTGCCCGAAACCGAGCCAATCTTTTCGGAGATGGCAACTGAAGTGCGGATCACCGACGAGTCAGGTGGCGAGCTCGTCGAGGTCATCCAGCACGTGAGCGGCGACGCATGCAAGATTTGCATAGAGGTTGAAGAGTGGCCTGCGCTGCGTGCCACGATAGACACGCTGATAGACGCATGCAGGAAAGGAGAGAGCACGGCGCTTGCAGATCGCTAGGAGGACACGGCGCTCCAAGTTGTTCCGCCAGTGGGCTAGAGGAGGCATCCTCGAATAACAGCTTGGATTGGGTGCCTAACGTCTGCACAGCTTGATCGGTTGGCAGTTCTGCGTAGCGGGGCTGAAGGTCTGGGGGCGCTCAGACGGCACCAACGCCGGAGTATCGTAACCGCGCATTTACAACTTGAAAGGGTATGAAAGATGGATCAACTAACACTGAAAGACGTGTATCGCAAGATGGAAGAGGCGCTAGAGTCTCTTGATGAAGTTGCTAGCCGCGCGTGCAATGATGGGCGTCCGAGTCTGAGTTTCGAGCAGAAAATAATCTACGCTGTTCGCCAGATGGGTGACGGCCATCCGCTTTGGGATTTTCTAGGCCGAGATGACATTGAGCAGGCGATCAAAACTTTGGCTGATGTTTATATCGTAACCGGCGTGAAGCTGCCGGATAACCTGTGGTAAGGAGAACGAAGATGAACACTTATGAACGCGCATGGAAAGCAATCTTGGACTTATTCGATGACAAAACCACTGAGGCAAAAGAAGGACTCATCGCACTGAGGGATCACATAGACGTACTGATTGAAGCGCTGGAGGCGGACAATAAATGAAATTCAGCACAGTTCGCATACAACCCGGTTATGGAGGTTGGGTAGTCTATTTCTACGACCTAAAACTTGACCGCCGCAACGACCCCACAAGCTGGGCAAGAAG